CTAAAAGAGGCTGCCAAGGACGTTCTTACAGAGGAGACCCTTCAAGCAATTGAACAGGCCTTCACTGAACAGTTAGACGCGAAGGCAGAAGAGCGTTCCAAGATTGCAGTCGACGCTGCTCTCAATGAACAAGACGAGAAGTATGCCGCGAAATTAGAGGCATTACTTGAGGCTATCGATAAAGATCACTGCCGTAAGCTTAAAAGAGTTGTTGAGTCCTTGGACACCGACAGAACTAACAAGCTCAAGCAGGTTATTAAGAAGTATCAAACAGAATTAACAACTGAAGCTAGTAAATTGAGAGATACAGTTGTTGAAAGTGTTTCTGACTACTTAGATTCTTATATCGATGAAGCTATTCCTGCTTCTTCTATTCAAGAAGCTGTTAACAACAAGAAAGCTTTAGGTATCCTTGAGAGCTTCCGTAAGACATTAGGTGTTGATCTTGCTCTCGCTAACAAAACCATTAGAGAAGGTGTTGTTGATGGTAAAAAGCGCTTAGATAATGCTTCTAATCGTGTAACTGACCTAACCGAACAGCGTGATGCTTTAGCTTCAGAGCTTGTCGAATTTAAAAAGTCAGTTCTTTTAGCTGAAAAAACAAAGAGCTTTGATGAAAAGAAGACAGCTTTCATTAATAAGACATTTTCTGGTAAAGATTTAGAGTTTATTCAAGAGAATTTTGATTATGCTGCTAAGATGTTTGATAAAAAGCATACTGAAGCATTAGACGTTCTCAAAGAGTCAGCTCTTTCTAATTCTAAAGTCAAAGATAACGTTGATCAAAAACTTACCGAGGAAAAGGTTGCTCCTAATCCTTACTTAAGTGAATTATCTAAGATTTTATAATTTTAACTTGTTGAGGTACTCGTTACCTGATCTCCAATGTAAAGGACCCTTTTAAAACCCAATATAAAAAACATATGAACGAAACAAATACAAGACCAAATACAAATTATATTGACGGTAGTAGGGCCGCACAGTTGTTGGAGAAGTGGAGTCCAGTTTTGGACTATACCTCTAACAAGGTCGGCGCTATTAAAGATAGTCATACCCGTCTTAACACAGCCATGCTCTTGGAAAACCAAGAACAATGGTGTTTGAAGGAATCGAACACTGCAGCTGCAGGTGGAGCTTTAGGCTCTCCTGCGACCTCAATGGGTCAAGGTGGCGGTGTTTATGGTTCAGGTGATACATACGCTACTGGTGACTCAAGACTTCCTAAGATCTTGATTCCAATGATCCGTCGTACATTCCCTGAGTTGATTACCAATGAAATCGTTGGTGTTCAGCCAATGTCTGGACCTGTCGGATTGGCATTCGCCTTACGTTATAAGTATTCTGACAAGAATCTTCAAGGTAATTCTCCAGGCGCTCCAAGAACTGCAGCTGCATCTCTCACAGGATCTAAAGGTACTGGTGATTATGATTATACGAATAGCGCTGCTATTACTGGCGAACTTGGTCATGCCCAGCTTGACACAAGATTCACAGGTAATAGTGCTACTTTAACCGGTAATTTGACAGGTATTGAAAATAATGCCGTTTCTTTTGATGCTCGTGATACAGGTTTTGCAGCTGCTCTAGCAACTTTTGAGTTAGATAGTGCTTCTAGCATGCCAACCGTTGAGCTTAGCTTCGAAAAGACAGCTGTTGAAGCTGGTACTCGTAGATTAGGCGCTCGCTGGTCTGTTGAACTTGAGCAGGATCTTAAGAACATGAACGGTATTGACGTTGACTCTGAGTTAACCAATGCTATGTCTTATGAAATTCAGGCTGAAATTGATCGTGAAATGATTATTCGCATGATCCAAGCTTCCATCCAAGGTGGTGCTGGAGTTGGTTACACCAAGTTCGATGTTGCTTCTGCTGATGGTCGCTGGGTTGCAGAGCGTAATCGCGCTTTCTATCAGAAGTTGATCATCGAAGCTAACAGAATGGCTGTACGTAACCGTCGTGGTGCTGCTAACTTTATTGTTGCTACCCCACGTGTATGTGCTATCCTTGAAATGTTACCTGAATTCAGCTGGATGACAGTTGAAGGTAATGTTAACACATCTCCTGTTGGTGTTGCTAAGGTTGGTAATGTTGGTGGTCGTTTCAACGTCTATCGCGATACTCGTACCGAAGCTAACTACAATATGGGTTCAACTGAAAAGGTTGAATATGCATTACTTGGTTATAAGGGCCCAGAATACTATGATTCTGGTATCATTTACTGTCCTTACATCCCTGTTATGATTCAGCGTTCTATTGATCCTAACGGATTCTATCCTAAGGTTGGTCTCTTAACACGTTATGGTGTTGTTGATCACCTCTTTGGAGCTCCTAATTAC